GGAGATTGAATCCAAAGCCGCGGAGCGGCAGGCCCGCAAGCCCAAGGTCGGCGATGCGGTGGTCCTGGTCACCGGCAAACGCGCGGCGTTCCCCAGCCGAAAGCTGGCTGCGAAGATCGTCAAGGTGGGCCGCTACGGCCGCGTGGACCTGGAGACCGATGAGGAAGCGGCGGCGGGCGAAGGCGGGAAGGCCAGGCCGCTGCACATCTGCGATTCGCCGTTCGATCCCACCGGCACGATCGCGGATTCGTGGCATTTTGCGGAATGAAATGAACGCCCACGGTGGGCTTTGAGAAGGATTGAACGTGTGCGTAAAGCGATTTTATTCATCCTCGCAATTCTCAACGCCCACGGATTGCCATCCGTGGGCTTCGCACGCATGAGCTCTTTTCCGCAGAATCTCGGGCTGGGCATCTCGCCGCAGGTGTGGCTTTCGACCTCGCGCTACGAATACAACATGCTGCGGCCGATCGGGTACGCGCCGTATCTCACGCCGGTGCAGCAGGCGCGGCAGGAGCGGATCCGGCAGGCGCGGATGCTGTTCGACGGGCGGCACAAAGACTTGTTTTTGTTCGAGGGTCGCACGCAATTCGATTTTCCCGTGGTAGTAACCAACGGTCGCCAGAACCAGCTCTACGTGCCGCTGAACATGCTCAAGCTGATCGCACAGAAGAGCGCCGACCTGCTGTTCGGAAACAGCCCCTCGGTCAAAGTCGAAGACGAGATCCAGGACACGTTCCTTCAGACGATGATCGAGCGGACGGCGTTGCACGCGCTGCTTTGCGGCGAGGCGCTGGAATGCGCCGTGGACGGAGAGGCTTGCCTCGAGGGGGTCGTTAAAGATGGCAAGGTCTATCTGAAGCGGGTGGACGCGGCCGACATCTTCCCGGTTGGGCCGCTTGGGCCGGATGGGCAATACGGATCGTACGTGAAGTATAACGCGAAGAACGCGGGGAGCGACCAGAGCCCGGATTGGCGGCTGCTGGTCACCACATACCTGCCGGGTGAGATCACGCGGGAGCTGAAGCAACTCGACCAGAACGGGTTCATCATGCCGCGGAGCCTCTCGATGAACGAGTGGCCGCAGGAGGATCTGACCGCCGAGCCGATGGAGCCGGTGACCAAGACCGGGCTGGATACGCCGTCGATCGTGTTCATCCCCAACCTGCTGGTGCGGAATCTGCCGGTGAGCGACTTCGACGGGCTGATCGAACTGCAGGATTCGTTGAATGCCAAGCAGACGCAGATCGCCCGCGTATTGGCCAAGCACTCCGACCCCAAGCTGATGCTGCCCGAGGACCAGGCGGATGCCCAAGGCAACGTGCGGACCAGCTACGACGTCTATTACTACCGCAACAAGGATGAGATCCCGGCGTACATGACCTGGAACGCCGAGCTTCAATCGGCGATCGCCGATCGCGGGGAGGTGCGGGATGCGATCCTGATGCTTTCCGAAACCTCGCCGATCCTGCTGGGCATACAGACCGGCGCTTCGTCCAGGGCCAACGCGTTCAAATCGATCCGGTTGGAGGCGATCAACTCTCTCAACAAGTCCGCGCGCAAGGCGGTGCTGTGGAAGGCGGCGCTGCGGCTGATGATCGCCTTGGCCGAGAAGCTTGAGCAGACGATCCCCGGCACGCGCTACAACCTGACGCCGCTGGGTATCGAGATGGCCGATGGGATTCCCACGGACGACGACGCGCTGGTGCAGAATATTTCGGTGGCGCGTGCGGCCGGGGTGATGAGCGTGAAGCGGGGCGTTTCGTTGCAGATCAAGGACCAGGCGGCGGTGGCGGAGGAGCTGAAGAACATCGCCGCGGACACCGCGGCGGCGACGCCGACGATCCTGATGGGCGAGGCGGGCGATGTGCCGCCGCCGAGCTCCCGAGCCGCGCTCGACACGGAGGCGAAGGAAGAAACGACCGATGCCACGCCGGCCGAGGTCTCTTGAAAATGAAAGCCCACGGATGGCAATCCGTGGGCGCTTTGATGATGTTCGAATCATTGAAAAATCTCTTTCGAAAGGAATCGAAAATGGCAGAGACGACACAACAGCCAAGCTTTGATCCGGTCGCGTTCGCCAAGGAATTGGGCCAGTCCATCGACAAGGCGGTGCGGGATGGCATCGCCCAGGCGATCAAGCCGCTGGCGGAGAGCCAGAAGGCGATGGCCGATTCGCTGACGGCGCAGGCGGCGGAGAAGACGGCTGCGGCGAAAAAAGCCGGGGCCGAGGCCGAGAAAGCCGCCGGATCGGAAGCCGGGGGCGCTAAGCCGCTCACGGCGGAGGATGTGGCCAAGCTGCTGGAATCTCGCCTCGACGCCCGCGACGCGGCGGCAAAAGGCACGGGGGCGCGATCGGCCTACCTGGCCGACAAGCTCAAGGACGTGCCGGCCTCCTACCAGGTGAAGCTGGGCAACGATCCGGCCAAGTGGGCGGCGGAGGAGCAGGCCGCGCGGGATGAGCTCAAGGCCGACCTGGCCAAGATGGGGGTCAAGCTCAAGGACGTGGGCGGGGACCAGCCCGGTGGCGTGACGACCTCCAGCACGACGGCGAATACTCCCGCGGCGCTCAAGGCCATAGGACTCTCTGATGGCGAGGCGCAGTTGGCGGCCTCAATGAAGTTGCCCGGGTGAATCGCTCCGCGGCGTTTAGACGTGGAGGCTTGGGATTTGAATTTGGAACCCGGGAGCGGAGCTCCTGGGAAATAGCGAAGGGAATCGCACATGGCTTATACGACACTGTTGGACGTGATCAAGTCGAACGCCGCCAATCAGAACGGCATCGGCATGATAGACGAAGTTTCGCGGCGACACCCGTTCATCTCGCGCGGGGCGTTCCGCTCGATCAAGGGCGTCAATTTCAAAACGCTGGTGCAGACCGGGGCCAGCAACACGACCGGATCATTCCGCGCCCTCAACCGCGGCGTGGCCAGCGCCACCACCGTCGAAGAAAACCGGCTGGTGGAGACCTTTCCCATCCAGCCCCGCTTCCACGTGGATGCGCAGGTCGCCAATAACTCCGAGGATGGAGCGCCGGCGTTCATCGCACGCAAGATCAAGGGAATCCTGGAGGTCGAGCTCCAGGCGCATGAGAAGCAATGCTTCTATGGCGCGGTCTCGGGACTGGCCAACGCCGCCGGCTATCCGGGGCTGCTGGACGCCTACGACTCGGCCAACATGGTGACCAATGCCGGCGGGACGACGGCCAACACCGGCTCATCGGTGTGGCTGGTGAACTTCGGACCCGACAGCGTTCAGGGCGTGCTGGCCAACGGCGGGCAGTTCCAGTTCGGGCCGCTCCGCCTGGAATCGATCGTCGACCCGAACAACGCTGGGGCCTACCTGGACATGTATGTGCAGACGCTGCTGGCACAGGTCGGCTTGCAGGTGGGCAACGTGCTGAAGATCGCCCGCATCAAGTGCATTACCCAGGACGCCGGCTGCATGCTCAACGACAAGATGCTGGCCGACACGATCGCCCTCTTTAAGCAGGACGGCGCCAATATGATCTTCATGGCGCGGCGTTCGATCGCGCAGTTGCGGGACAGCCGCACCGCGACCAACCCGACCGGCCAGCAGGCGCCGTTCCCCACGGAGGTTCTGGGGATGGATGGGCAGCCCATCCCGATCGCAGTGACCGAGGGAATCTCGATCACCGAGCCGTTGACGCTTTGAAAAAAAGGAACGCCCACGGATGGCCATCCGTGGGCTTTAAGAAAGGCAATCATGTTCACGACACTCGTGTTTCTCAAGACCCTGGTCTGCTCCTTCGCGTCGTACCTTCTCCTGGGCATCACCGGCGGCACGGGGGCTGAATCGTACAACGTCCAGGATGCCCAACTCTCGGTCTCGCTGGCGCTGCCCGCGGCGGCTTCAACCACCGTCACATCCACCGGCATCGATACCGGCGAGACCACCGCACTGGCGGTGCAGCCGGGGAACATGGATTTCCTGCTCACCGTCCCGGCGCTGTCGACCACCATCGCCCCCAACGGCGACACGATCACTTACTCGATCATGATGGCCGATGACGTGAATATGTCGGTCAACCCCACGGCGCTGTACCCCAGCGTGATCACGCAGACCGGCGCGGGCGGCGTGGGCGCGGGTGCGACCACCTACCGCTTCCGCATCCCCAGCGTCAGCCAGCGATTCATCGGCTTCAGGGCCGTCAGCGGCGCGGGCATCACGACCGCGGCGGCGCTGAGCGCGTCCCTGTACCTGGCGTTTTGAGTCCCGCCGGCCGCCGGCCGGCGGAAGGGCAATCATGGCACCGGAGCTTTTAGGTTCAGGGCTTCCCGCCGACGCGACGGATGAGCTGGTGCGTCTATACACCGCCGCCGCCCAACGCGTCGCCGATATGGTGCTGCACCCCACGGGACGCAGCGAGTCGTCGCGGGAGTTCAAACAGGCGCGGGCGTCGGTGCTGGTCCACCAGCTCGACCAGCTCGTGCGCGAGCTGAACCAGAAGACCGCCGATTGGATCGGGCCCAACCTCCGGCGGGCGATGCTCGATGGGATCAAGCGGGCCGATACGCAACTCAAAGCCATCAGCGTTCTTCCGCCCGGATCACCCCTGGCGGGCAGCCTTTCCATGGTGGATCAACGCACGGCGAAGATCTTCGCGCGGGATATTTATGCCGATCTCTCCTCCGCCGGCGATTCGATGGCCGACAACGCCAAGGCGGTGCTGCGCAAGACCGCCCAACAGAATATCGGCGAAGCCGAGCTGGACCGCATCCTGGCCGGCGGCGTCATCGAAGGCACACCGGCCGCCACTATCCGGGCCCTCCGCGACCGCCTTAAAGCGGTCGCGGGAGAAAAAATCACCGTCATCGACAAGAACGGCGACCCGATCGAGTTCGACGCCGGGTACTACGCGCGGATGGTCGTGCGCACCAAGACCCGTCAGGCGACGGTCGTGGCGCGGCATGAGCGGCTCGCCGAAGAGGGGATCGACCTGGTGTCGATCGTCGGGCTGGTGTCCAAGAACTTCTGCACGGCGTACCTGGGCCAGGTGTTTTCGCTGGGCGGAAAAAGCGACAAGTATCCCGCGCTCTCGGAGCTGCCCTCGGGCGGCCCGCCGTTCCATCCCAACTGTTCCAAATCCACCCGGCCCTTCGTGGCCGACCTGGCCAGCGAGAAGCAACTGGACCTGGCCGATGGGATCGCCGATGCCGACAAGTTCCTGGGCGTCGATGGGACCACCGCGCAGCGGCGGTTCCAGGACCTGCAGGTGTATGGCCAGGTGAAGAGCCGCTACGCGACGACGGCCCGCGACCTGTTCGGGAAGGCAGCGGCATAGCCGCTCTCTCCACGGCTATTGCCGTGGAGGCCTAATTGGAGCCCAGAAGCGGAGCTTCTGGGGAATGATTATGATCAGCGCTCTCAACACGACCCAGGTCAATCAGGCCAACCAGATGCAGCGCAACTTCTCCTACGGGAGCGGCGCCGCCTCGGGGTTCGCGCAATTGCTCAACGACATCCTGGCCGCGATCGCCGGCGGCAGCATCGGCATCCAGTCCGCCGCCAAGGACGTGGACAGCCTTTGCCTGGGCGGTGGGGCGTTCAGCTATGACCAATCCACCAGCACCGGCCTGACGTTCGGCTATGACGGCGGGTTGGTCTACCTGGGCAACTCGGTGCTCCCGGTCTCGGCTGGGACGATCGTCCTGGCGGCCAGCTCGACCAACTATATCGAAACCGACCGCACCGGGACCATCTACACGAACAACAGCGCTTTCACCTCCGGGCGGCTGCCGCTGTATGTCGTGGTCACCGGCACGTCGTCGATCAGCAGCGTCGAGCAGGCCAAGCCGCTGCTGGTCATGCTGGGCGCGGCGTCGATCACCGGGCAGATGCTCAGCGCCGCCGCCAACAAACGCTCGATCGTCCAGAACCTGGGCTCGATCTCGGCCACCAGCTCGTTCATCTTCACCGCGCCGGTGGCCGGGACTCTCTCCGCGGCCACGCTGATCGACGCCGCGGCGGTGGCCACCAATGGGACCAACTACTGGACGATCACCCTGACCAACAAGGGCGCGGCTGGATCGGGGACAACCGTCATGCTGGACGCCGGCGCCGAGAACTCGACGAACACCGGCGGCACCTCGATCGCGGCGTATACGCCATTCGGCCTGCAACTGACTTCGACGACGGGCAACCTGAATTTCAACGCGGGCGACGTGCTGGTCCTGACGCTCACGGCGACCGGATCGCCGACGACGCTGACATCGGTCGAGGCGCGGCTCGACTACACCTTCACGGGATGACGCGAAACGTAAACGCCCACGGATTGCCATCCGTGGGCTTTCGGAGAAGCGCATGAATACATCGAACGGTTATGGCCCGATCGCGCAACCCGGCACATCGGCGACGTTCGACCTCGGCGCGCAGCCGGTCAACAGCACCTCCGCCTGGATCTGCGTGGGCGTCGTGCAGGCGCGAGTGGGCAACATCGGGCAGGCCGGCAATGGGGCACGCCCTATCGCTGTGCAAGGACTGGTCGGCGCGGGGGGGGCCCTGGCCCATTTCAAGATCACCCAGGCGGCGGTGGTCGGCGGGGCGCACAACGATCTGGCCGTCGACACCGACTTCGCCACCGGCACGGAGGCCATCCCCATCTGCCTGCCCAGCTCGCCGGAGACG